ATATTGATAACACCAAGGATTTCCCAGTATTGACCGTTATAAATAAACCTATCCTTAGCGGTCAGTGTCTTTGTTTGAGAATCATATCGAACGAGAATAAAGCCTGAGCGGGTGGCAAAATCCTGATCGTTTCTGAAGGTCTCTGACGCATTATTGATATTGACGCTAGCCCATCGTGAGAAAAGATCAGCCCAGTTCTCAAGGGTTGAGCCTTCAGCGTCACTTGTTACTGTAAAGCGCTGAAAAGTAATTCTTTTATTAAGCTTGCCCGAGTGCATCAAAACACCTGATTGTTAGTAAGGTTTATCAATGCCCTAGCGCCATGAGGCACTTCAACCGTCTTAAGGTCTGATACATCCTCGCGGTGCCTGTACCAATGTGCGGCAATCATCAAGATGGCTTGTTTATGCTGCTCAAGAGGTTGCGCTTTACCTGCTGTGACATCAATCATCACCGGCTTATGAATCACTGATGATAGATTTGTTGGCCAATAAGTAAGATGATTAACCATGGTGTAAGCATCGGAAATTCTAGCCACATACTCAGCCGCATCAATAGTTTGGCTGGCATTATCAGAATCGTAATAAGCGATACTATCAATTGATATGATAGGGCACGTTCTAATCACAAAATCTGTGGTGAATTTTTCGAAAAGCAGTCTAAGTTTCTGCCGAGCAATCATGTAATTTGAAACGCCTTCGCAGTACTGCCTTGCAGCAACTATGTACCGCTTTAAAAGCACGTTTTCATCATCAAAGTCTATCCTGCACTGTTGTTTTAATTCATCAACAGAGACAGGTTCGCTTTTAGGCGCTTCAAGTACAATTAACATGACTAAGCCTTAAGACTTTATCTTTTTAGCATTTTCAGCTGTCAGCTTAACTTGCTTGCAAACACCTTTATCAAGAAGCCTTGCAACTTCCGCTTCACTAAACAAACCTGAAGTCTCAACTTCTTGACCTGCTCTTATGGTATAACTAGGTCCTGAAATACATTCATTGAAAATAACTTTCATATTCCTTCTCCAATAAAAAAGCGAGGAGCAAAACCCCTCGCTTGGTTAGATCGTGATTACTTTTTTAAGCTGCAGCCATAGTCATAGCTCGAATCTTAGAGCTATTGATGATTTTCGCATCAGCACGTTCAAGACCAACGAACCCAATCTGGTCATTCTCAGCATAGAGTTCAACAAGACGCTTCATACGAATACCAGCAACACGACGAATCATCAGCCCAGATAAATCTCCATACACCATAGGCTTAGCTGAGGCTGCCATATCTGGTAAACCTTGATCGATGACATATGGACTACCATCGAGAGTTGCTGGAACAGTTGCGGCGATATCAGGTTGCCACAACTTACGCCCATCAGCATCCTCAAGCTTTTTGATAGCCAAGAAGGTCGAATCATTAAATGCAAACCTAGCATTAGCTCGATAAGCTGGATCAACACTATGTTTGAGATCAAGAATTTCGTTATAGGAAACTCCTGCCACTAAGGCTGCTGTAACACCACTTGTAGCAGCATTCAATCCTTCTGGTTGACCAGTTCCTGTACCTGCGGCAAAGTGTGCTGATTGTCCGCGCCCTAAACGCTCACCCATCAGGTCAGCTAGATAGGCCTCAAGGTTAAAAGCATTATCTTGAAGTAACTCAAACGATACCTTGATGATTCGAGTGGTGTACTTATAAGCACCAATTTCAACCTCACCAAATGAAGTATCTTGCTCAGAATCTGTGGCATTCTCAGCAATAATCACTGCGGCATTACCTGTATCATCATTAGTAGGCATAGGTAACCTTCTACCCGTACCTGTTGTGATAACAGTTGCGTATCGTTCAATACCACCAAACTGCTTTCGAGCCTTAATAAGCATTTGGACGAAGTCATCAGGGACTAAATATCCACCTGCTGCATCCGTTGCTTTGGATTGAACCCTCATTTCTGCAATTGCTTGCCTATGCTCTTCAGATAGAGCAGCATGACCAGGCTCAGTACTTCGAATCAAGGCGCCAAATGCATCAGCATAAGTGGGCTTAGAGCCTTGCCGTTGTTCCTCCTCGGACTTTTTGTACTTCTCCTTGATCTCTTCAATACTAGGGAGGCCATCCAGTGTCTTATGTCGCTCGATGGTTTGATCCAGGAACCCAAGACGATCACACATTTCATCCCACTTCTGTTTTTCTTCGGGCTTCAACGCACGCTCTTCTTTCTCAGCCAAACCATTAAGTTCACGCATATCATGAGCAAGTTTGTTTCGCTCTTGTAGCATATCTTGCAATTTCATCACTTTCCCCCTAATTGGGTAATTGAACGTTTCCTCTGATTCCCTCTCTTTAGGAGGGGCTTAAGCCCAACTAGGGGACTTAATTTGGTTGAGAACTTTCCGCCGTTCTTCAAATTGTCTTCTGATCTCTTTGTTTCGTTGAAGAGACCTAACTGCCGCTGTGGCATCGGTGTATGCAGGGAATGTTACTGGTGAGACATCGTAGAGCTGTCTTACTTTATGAACGACTCGTACAATACTATCGTTCTCATGCAGCCACTCATCTTCTTCGACTGTGAATGCAAAGCTACTCTGGTTAACATCACCTCTTTTAACGGACTCCATGAGGTCTCTAGCGTAAGTTGTATCAGGGAAGTCGCAGTCATAACCTAGCCCATTCGCATCAATAGATAGTCTCAAGGTGTTTGAGGCTGTACGCCCTAGAATAAGATTCTGATCATGATTGAATAAAGCTCTAACATCATCATTAAGACGGCCGTCAAAAGCACCCTCAGCGATAATTTCGACAAAACCACCAAGGTCTTCACTTTGCTTTCCAAATACGGAAGCATAACCTCTAACGCTTCTGTTCTCGGTATTCTCAAGACTTGCTGTAAATGTTCGGCGTTCAATGTCCATAGTAGTGACCTCTTAAGGTTTCCAATATTAATTCTTTTGTGAGTTCTGGACGTGGGTGAACATCTAAGGACGCCCACTTATCAAAGTCACTTTTAAAATTATCCAAAATGTCTAATCTTGTAAGAGCCTGACAAACAGGTATCAGCTGGCTATCAATAAACTTATGACCATCCCAACCCAGTGATGATTTCTTTAGCGCTCTACTGAACTTACAAGCGAAATGCTCAAATAAAGGCGTGGGATCAAAACTTCTTTCATCTTTAGGCTGACTTTGATCATCAGGCTCAACAGTTATGGGTTCACCGTTCTCATCAGTCTGGGCCATATTTAGTGGAACAAGAGTGTTGTCGAGTCCCTCTATGGGGTTTTTATTTCTTGATATCCTGGCCTCATTCCTAGTGATAATGCCTGCATTAACCAACTTAACGTCTGCTTCAGCCTCTTCTGAAGGAGTACCACGAAGAATTTTGGTTCTGTCAAAAACAAATGAGATGGTTTTCTGTTCCCTCGTGCTAAGTAGCTTATACGTGGCTTCTTGTTCCCACTGGATGAACCAAGGGTTTAAGGTACGACGAACAAAGTTAATGGTTTCTTCGGTTATATTGTTGAATGAAGATTTGCTCAAATCACCGATCATGTGGGGTGGTACGTTATAGATTTGGGCTATCTTTGTATCACCATATTTTCTTGTTTCAAGGAACTGAGCTTCTTCTGGAGGGATGCCAATCCTCTGATACTCCATACCTTGATCAAGCACAGGTGTTCTATGACGATTTCCCGCACCAGAGTGCATTTCTTTCCAGCTCTCTTTAATTTCTTTTTTATGCTCTTTTTTGACGACTCCTTGAATCTTCAAATAGCCTGATACCACAGCACCATTACCAAAAAATTCAGCACCAAAGTTCTGTGATGCTATTTGAATTCCTAACTCCTCAGCATGCTGTCTAATTGGCGAAATACCACGATAGCCGTCACTGCCAAGATTTTTAATATGTAGAACTTGGTCTGATCTGAGTACTATTTGAGTAGGATAGGTCTTACCCAAAATCTCTGTATAGTAAAAAAGCTCTCCTCCATCCTCATGAACCCAAGTGGACCAAGGACTAAGGGGCCATAATGCCTTCGGAAAACCAAAATCATCAAATTCAATCCAGGCGTAAGCATTACCCCATCTGAGTGCATGACTCTGCATTAGCTCAATGAAGTTGAAAGCATTTAAATGAGGGTTAGCCCTAAGCTTCAAAATTGAATAACTAGAATGCTTATCTAATAATTCAGTTTTATTATCCTTTGTCTTGTAAGGTAGAAAGGATTGACCAGCTACAAAGCCACTTATCACTTTCACTGCAGCACTTACAGCAGCCAATTGCATGGCAGACCGCTCTGTAACATTTACACCGCTAAAATTTGGTGAGTAATGGAATATACTTGATAAGTTTGGGTCAGAACTGGAATAGGTAACGTTTCTCTTAAACAGACTTGTTAACCATTTCATATAACCAATAGTCCCTCACTGAAGTCTGGCGATTCGTCTCTATAGGTCATAGCTCTAGCGACTCCCATGATCATACCAACAGGGCCATCAATCTTATTAACAGCTCGATCTTTTCGAGGGAAAATATTGTCGTTTCTGTCCGGTTGAACCACGATATTTGACATCATCCAACTAAAAACAGGATTCTCATTGTGAACAAGCCTCTTACTTTTAACAGCTGCCTCGATCTCATACATGGCTGCACTCATATTCTTAGCAGTTTGACCAAACTCAATGACAGGCAAATCTTCATCAGCAAGTTTTTGAGCTAGATAAGTTGCATTCCATGGATCGAATGGAATTTCAATAGAGCCGTACTTCCTGCAGTCTTCAAGAATCTCTTTTTCAATTGTGGCGAAGTCTATCTCCTCACCATCAGTCACAATAATGTGCTTCTGGATTCTCCATTTCTCGTACTTACCACTCTTTTCACCTTTACATGCCTCAGAAGGCAGGAAGAACTTAGGAAATACTGCATAATGCATTTTGTCATCGATAAATTTGTAGAAAACCTTAACGTATGCAGCAATATCACATTTGCTGGCCAGATCAATTGCATGCATGCACTCCCAGCCAAGATACTCTTCCTCAGTAACTTGCTTACCGCAAGATTGCCAAGCATTAAATGATAACCAAGGCTCACCAGCACTAACCCACTTGTTGAGATGCTTTGTTAAGAAAGCGTTTTGCTTTTTAGGGTCTCGCTTAGCATCTTCAAGCTGGCCCTCTAGAAATTCACGACCAACACTGACGCCTAAATTTGGATTAGCTTTTATGAGGTTCTCTGGGTCTTCCCAATTGTCACTAATTTCGCCTTCTCTATGGCTTTGATCGATCTCATAGATGATTGCAAAAAGTCTGTCATCAGTTTCAGAGCCTTCCAGGACCTTCTTGCATAACATGTATTCATCAAAACAAGGGCCATCAATGTTGAAACCGGCTGTTGTGATAATTAATAGCAAAGGAGAACCACCAACACTTCGAGCGCCCATTCCGGTCAAGAAGGTATCAACAGTACCGTTATCCATGTGCTCATGGTATTCGTCTACGATGCCACAATGCGGGCTTCCACCGTCTTTAGGCTGACCTATCACAGGTTCAAAGAAACCGTTGTCAGATTGCCTGATTATTTGGCTTTTCAGGGGCTTTACATTATAAAAATCGCAAAATTCAGGAGTTTTTTCAGCCATTATTCGAGCTGGAGTGAAAACTTCCATCGCTTGTTTTTTATTGGTAGCACCACAGTAAACCTCAGCCCCGTGCTCACCGTCTTCGGTCATCATATAAAGGCCTATTCCAGCGGCAAATATAGACTTACCATTTTTACGTGCTACTTGAATATATGCCTTTCTAAAGCGCCTTTTTTTAGTTTCTTTATCTACCCAACCAAAAATATTGCCTAAAACAAAGGATTGCCATGGTTCAAGCTTTATGTTTTCCCTACGACCAGCCCAAACGCCCTTCGTATGGGGTAAAAGCTCGATAAAATTACAGACATTCTCAACTAAACCTGGGACAAACTCCCATTTAAAGGTTTTTTTCTGTGATTTATCTAAATCATCAATAAAACGCTGGCATGCTTGAAGAGAAGCTTTGCAACTTTTTATCTTTCCTTCACTAATATCGATGGCATACTGTGCCATCCGCTCTGTATGACTCATTTTTTTAAATCCGAGAATGATTTACCCTTGCCACCTGGAGGTTTTCCTTCAATTTTAGTTCTGCTAGAAGGATCAAGCCCCAGCATAGTGCTGTACTTAGCCATAATATTCGCGTTTGTTGCGAATGTGGTTATTGCAGGGTTCTGAACTGTGCCACCCTTGTCAGTTTTGACAATTACACCATCACTTTCATCAATCTCTTTTTTTGCCATAAGAGACATTTCATAAGCCATACAGTAAATTTCAAGGTTCTGAGTATCTACCTTGGTTAAGCAACCCTTAGCAGCCAAATCAGGAGCCAGTTCTCTCCACTTCCTAGCCCCCGGACCTTGTTCATTAAGAGTTCTAGGGGGAGTAATATCCTCTGGAGGCTGATATTTTGGTTCATGCTTAGGGGCATCAGAAGTTTTAAAGGTACCACTTGCTAATTTCAGTACCGTTGCTTTTCTCTTTCTTGGCATATTTAGCTCCTAAACTTTGCTCATACCACGTTCTTTTACTGTGGCAAGATTTGCACAAAGGTCTGAGATTTTCGTTAACAAACTTAAGTTCTGGGTGCTCTGCTAAGGGCTTTATATGATCAACCTCATTTGCACTGATCAGAAAGCCCTTCTCTTTGCAAAACAGGCATAGAGGGTTTCTTTGTAGATATGACTTTCGAAATTTTTGCCAAGCATAATCATAGCCACGCTGAGAACTATTAGGCCTTTTCTTATCATGTTCTAACCACAAGTGTTTCTTATGGGCTTTACAGAATCGACCTTTGGTTTTTGTACTACAACCAGCCCTTGCACAAATCTTTAAGGGCTTTTTTCTCATGTATCGATGATGTTGATAGTCTGAGTGATGTCGTTAATGATTCCTGCGCTCGTAGTTATTCTTAAGACAAGATCATAGCTCTCCTGTAGGATGCCATCCTCAATCCTAATACCGTACAATGTTCCAGTTGGATAGGTATTACCTTCCCTATCAGTTACTTCAGAATCGTTCACACCCATACCCATCACAATCAAACCTGGATTCAACTGACTATCAGGGTCAATCGCCACACTTGAAATGGTGTCGCCATCAAGGATTGATTTGTAATTTAGCCAATATAGGCCTGTGCCATCTTTATCTTGATCAATTCTTTTGGTTTCATCGACTACAGACTTATCACCAAGGGATTGTGCCCAAAAACTTGCGCCAGTGACTATTGTTGTTGAAACGAAAATAGAAGTAACTCCCCCGATCGTAAGTGTTGTTACAGTATTATCAGACCCACTCGAGGAACTTGTGTGACGAACTTTAATGAACTGCCCATTTTGGATATTTCCAGCGTCTGAAGTAAATGCTGAGTACGTTGTCCCATCTGCAGATATAGCATATTCACCACCCTCAACAGTAACAGGTGAGTTTTGACTTGCCGTCATACCAGAAACCTGAACCGGATCAGATTCAACAACAGTCGATAAAGCTACATCAGGCCGTGCTCCCAATATGAAAGCATTAGGCACCAAGTCAGCTGCTGTGGTAGTCGTAAAAACATCGGTGACACCATTAATATCTAGTGTCGTATTCGTAGCAACTAAACCAGCCACATTAGTAGTGTGTCTAACCTTTACTTTATCGTTGTTCTGAACGAACCCTGAAGCACTCGTAAAAGGTGTCCAGGTAACACCGTTATCAGAACTCTTAGACCATTCGCCATCAGTAACCGTCACAGGACTATCAAGACCTGCATCCATTCCCAATACATCAATAGGAGCTGACTCAACTAAAGTTGCCCTTGGCTGATCTGTGAAGTCCACAAGGGTAAATGCGTTAGGGGTAATATCAGAACTTGTTCCTGATAATCTATTATCAATCTCGAAATGAGTTACTGTTCCATCAAGGGCTAAATGCCAAGCGTCATGAATACCCTCAATGTCAGAATAATAATTTCCGTTATTATCAAAATATCCTACAGCTGTGAGTGTAATTAACTGCTCACCTGCTACAGGCTGTGTAATCCAGTCCTGAAACATATAAGGATCAAAACCAGCTTGCAACGTGGCTATAGTAAAAGTTGGTCCAGCCTCATAATCCGCAGTAGTGACACCCACTCCACCTGAAGCGATGACATAGTCATTAGGTTGAAGGGTACCATCTATCTGAAGATGCCAAAGTTTATGTGTCCCAGTTGGACCAGTAATATTTAATTGGCTATCAACGGCAATATTATTTGGATAAACAATCTGCTCACCTACAATAGGTTGCGTAGCAAACTGAGGATCAGACACAATCACGCCTGCCAAGGTTACTAGTGAGTTTATCCCAGCATTTACTTCATAATTGGCCATTAATATTACCTAAGGTACAGGTATCCCTGTTACTGTTGCGGGACCAAACAAAATCGAAGATGATGTTCCTGAATTTGGTAGTGCGGGCATCACCCCATCGGCT